ATGGAAGAGTGGCGTGAGACACTCGTAGCTGCCGGTTTATCCTCCCAAACGGTCAAGTGCCGTCAATACAAATTGACGCATATTGCTATCCTGCTCAACGTGAATCCCAATGATGTGACGACCGAGCAGATCATTCACACCTGCGCGTCGCAGGACTGGCGCCCAGAGACACGCAAGGCATACAGGGCAACAATCGTGAGCTTCTTCCGATGGCTGCAATCATCCGGCCACCGTGCAGACGATCCAAGCGCGCAGCTGCCGAGCGTCCGCAAGCCCCAACCGCATCCGCATCCGTGCCCGGACGCGTCTATCTCCCGTGCGCTCCGGTCAGCGCGTGGGCATGATGTCATCATGCTGCGACTGGCCGCTGAATGCGGGCTACGTCGCGGTGAGATCGCCCGCGTGAAATCCGACGATCTCGTGCGCGACGCGCGTGGCTGGATGCTGATAGTCCGGGGCAAGGGCGACAAACAGCGGCTAGTGCCAGTGCCTGACGACCTTGCTCATGCAATCGACGCCGACCATGGCTGGTTATTGCCCGGCCGGTGGTCGGGACATGTCGAAGAGAGCTATGTGGGCAAGCATCTGAGCCGCCTGCTGCCAGATGGGTATGGCGCCCATAGCCTACGTCATCGATTTGCGACGACGGTCTACGCAGACACGACCGATTTGCTCGTGGTCTCGCGTCTGCTGGGGCATGCGAGCACCGAGACCACAGAGCGCTACGTGGCAATGCCCGATGGGCGACTGCATGACGCGGTCGCCGGCGTGGCTATCCACTGAAACCTTTTTGGCCAAGACAGTTGTATATACAGCTGTCTTGGCCAAAAAGGTTTATTCCTTGTCGGGGTCTTCCAGTTCGTTTGCGGGGTGGGCTGGGAATCGGTTCATGATGCCGCCGATGTCGGGGTTGATGTCGCGTAGGTTCTCGAGCACGCTGACTATTTCGGTGAGGATAACATACGCGCAGATCGCGCCGGTGATGGGCAGGCGCAACTCGATTTGGGGTATTTTGTCCGCGGCGAGTTCGGTGAGCTGCGCGAGACCGATGACGCCAAGGAAGGCCGCTTTGTGGAAGAGGCCGTCGCGTAGTGCGCGTGATTGGAGGTCATGGGCGCGCCATGCCTTGAGGAATCCCGACACGATGTCGGCGAGCATGAACGCGCAGGTGATGGCGATGATGTAGACGTTCGTCATGTGTGGGTCCTTTATTTGAGTTCGAGGCCGAAGGCGGGCAGGTCCTTGAGCGCGACGTCGCCGTAGCCGGAACGGCCCTTGCCGGCGCCTTTGGCGTCCTTGTTGCACTCGTACCATGACTTGACGGTGCAGCCCGCTTTCTTGAGGATGTAGAGGCGGGTCTTGAGCACGTCGGGGTTCGGCATCTTCTGGTAGGTGCCGGCGATGATGTTGGCGATGTAGATGTCGTGCGAGCCGCTGACTCCGAAGACGATGTGTGTGGTGCCCATGGTTTTCTCCTTTGCAATTGTGGCGGGCGGGGTTTGCGCCGGTTTGCCGGCAAGAATCTGGTTGGCGCGGTTGATGACGTAGCGCCAGTCGAGGCCGTTGGGTGCGAGGTCGGGGCAGGTGGTGTGGTCGGTGCCGGGTATCTCGCGGTGCAGATACACGTTGCCGTTGAGGCCGTCGTGCACAAGCTTCTTCCAGCCGTGGCGGCGGGCGATGTCGGCGCACAGCTCGGCCGAGGCGTCCATGCACGCGCGCGTGCACTGGGCCTTCGGCAGTCCTCCTTCGTGCTCGATGGAGATGCCCGTGGCGTTCGAGAGCCAGTCGCCATCGCTCCACGGCGTATCCGCTTCGTGCACGTACTGGTGTATCGTGCCATCGGCTCCGATGCCGTACGTTGCGCTGGTCTTCACGTCCGAGTTCTTGAATGTGCTGTCGGTGCCGGCGAGGTATCCGGCCATGATGTGCAGGGTGATGTGGTCGATCGTCTGGCCTCGCCTGCCGGGTTCGTAGTTCGGCGAGCCTATCCATGTGGTTTTCATGGTGCTTCCTTCCCTTAGTTGAATGTGCAGGGCCATGTGAGCATGGCCTGCACGGTGCCGCCGGCCTTGATGCCGGCTTTGTCGGTCCATGCCTCGACTCTCAGTTCTCCGTTGCTGCTGATCTGGATGCCGAAGCTTTTGCTGTCGTTGAGGCTCGATTGGCTGGTGAAAGCGGGCAAATGCATGTAGTAGGGCGGATAGAACGCCTTGTTCACGATGGTGCCGAACTGCTCGGTGACAAGCAGGTTCGTCGCGCCCATGACGGTTTTACGGTTGAGCCGCAGGGACATGTGCACGGTGCCTGACGATAGCCACGCCTTGTACTCGGGACGCCAGTTCGTGACTTCGGGCAGGTTGAACACGTCGCTGCCCAACGGGATGCTGCCGCGCGTCCATGCGGTGCCGTTGTAGACGTACATGCCGTTGTTGGCGGACGTGTCGTCGGTGACGTAGCCGGTCTGGCCGATGACGCCGCCCATTGTGGACAGTTTCGCCCATGTCGTCGCGATGACCGGGGTGCTGCCGGCGGGTGTGGCGCGCTGGTCAACCTCGTGCAAGGCGGCCTCGACGGTGGTCGCGACGGTTTTCATGTGCTCGTGCACGTCGCGCACGAGGTCGGATTCAGTGGGGTAGGTGATGCCGTAGATCGGTGTCTGCGCACTCATGTCGTCTCCTCCATGATCTTGTTGATGGTCTGCAATTCGCGGATGTCCAGATAGTCGGGCACCTGCTCGTATGTGACGCTCACCGGCGCCATGTCCGCATAGGTGGGCGGGTCGGCCACGTCCGCGCGCGCGTGGGGCCAGAGCGTGGCCTCGTGCCTGAATCGCGGTTCGCCGTCGTGCCAGTCGTAGGTCAATGTGCCGCCGAGCAGGCTCCATGCGCCCTCGATGGCCGGCAGGCCGTCCATGTCGTCCAATCGGTCGGCGATGGTACGGGCGAAAGCAAGGAACATGGCCGGCTGCGCGCGGAACAGCCACGGGTAGTCGAACGGGGCGAGGTTCCGGGAGTCGAACACGATACTGCGCGGGCGTAGCCGCGTGTCGATCGTGAGCAGCAGCTGCGCGATCTGGGCGCGTTGCACGGCCGTGGGCTGCCACGGATTATAGGGCGCCACGCCCACGGGGCTCACAATCGCGTCCGTGGACACCGACGCGCTTTTCTGGGTCGCGTCCAACCCGGCCGGCAGCGTGTCACGGTCGCCCTGCACGGTCTCCGTATCACCGAACTCGAAATGGTCGTCAGTCAGGCTCACACTGTGGCCGTGTATGACGACCTGCGTGTACGGTTCGGGCAGGTCGAACTCGATCGGGTCGCCCGTCTCGACAACCGAGCCGTCCAATACCTCGTGGCTGGTCACGCCGTCGCCTACGTGAACATGCATGAGCGGGTCGAGCGTACGCTGCGCGAGGTCCCCCGCCATGACATACGAGAGCGTCGTCTGTGTGGCCTCGTACGTCTCGTACCATAATGGTGCGCGCCCTGAGTACGCGAACATGCGGTGCAACAAGTCGAGTTGACTGGGGAAGTCGTCGCTGTATGGAGCGAGCGAGGGCGGCAGGATGAGGCCCGTGGCGTCCGCGACCGGCGCCCCCACGGCCTGCGCGCGCCGGTTGAGTTCGGCGAGCCGGTCGGCGGGCGTGCCCGTCCAATGATATCCGTCCAGCCTTCTATCGGTCGAGGTCGGCCCTTGGGATTGCAGGCGTTTCCACAGCACACTGATGCCGGTCGCGCTCAGGTTCAGTATCCATGCGTCGCCCTTGTGGTGGCGCACGGTGCCGCCCGTGGTGATGACGCCGTTGAAGATCGTGAGCTGCGTGAACGACACGGTGCTTGGCGGCGCGTAATGCACCTGGTTGTGCAGGTCGCGCAACCGGATGTCGCCCATGTCCTTGTAGGCGCGATCGTCGTCCCGCAGCTCGAAATACATCGGGTCGTTTGAACAGGTCACGCAGACCTTCGCGCCGGCCAATAGCGCGGCCTTGCCGGCGAGCGAACCCACACGGTCATACAACCGGAATGAGAGCACGGCCGGGTCCGGCTGCTCAAAACACGAGTCAGTACCCCACTGGATGCTCAGTGAATCGAGCGCGGCGATGTCCCGGCTGCGGTCGTTGAGCGGCCTCCAACCAGACCCGTCGTTGAGGTCGAGGTACATCCACGCTTGCTGCCCCATTAGTCACCTCCGTTTCCTGCTGTAGTCGTCCAGCAGCCGGTTGATCTGGCGTGCCGTGCCCTCGGGGTCGGTCACGAGCCCGTCGAAACGCACGTTCACGGTGATCTGCTGTACGGGCGCGGTGCCGGCGTCCGTCGCGTAGGCGAGGGTGAGCGGCATGGAGCCGAGCCGGCCGTTCATCTGGTTGATGGCGCGGGTCACGTCGCTCGCGAATCCCGAGCGCAGGCCTCGTGCGAATCCTTGCATGATCAGGCGGCCGTTCTCGGTGAGCAGCACCTTGTCGTAGCTGGGCGGGCCCTTGTGGGCTTTGATCCAGTCGCCGATGCCGCCGAACCACGATTTGACGCCCTCCCACTTGCTCTTCAGCCCGTCCCATAAGCCGTTGATGATGCTCGCGCCTGCATTCCACAGGATTGATCCGGCGTTCGCGAAGAATCCGGCGATACGGCCGGGCAGCCCGGCGAACCATGAGACGACACCGTTCCATGTGTTCCGCACGCCATTCGCGGCGTTGCTGAAATAGCCGGTGATACGGCCGACGAGCCCCGAGAAGAACGAGCCGATACGGCCGACAAGGCCGCTGAAGAAGCCGCCGATGGCCTGCCAGATGCCGCGTACGGCGTCGCCGGCGGCCTGCCAGTCGCCTCGGATGACGGCCGTTGCCGCGTCGAAGACGCCCTTGATGATGTTGACGACGGTGGTGATGTACGAGCTCACCGTGTCCCACACGAGTTGGATGGCGTCGCCGGCGGTCTGCCAGCTGATCATGATCCAGTCGATGACCGGCTGAAGTACCGGCTGTATCGCGGCCCAGATTTCAGCAAGCCGTGCGCTGAACGCCTCCCAGAGCGCGCCGGCGAACTCGACTGCCGAGTTCCACAGTTGGCCGAGCGCGTCGATGACCGGCTGGAGCACGGCCACGAGGTTTTGCCATGCGGCGGCCAGCCAGTCCATGAACGCCGCCCATGCCTTTCGGCCGGTCTCGGTCTGGGTGAAGAACGCGTACAGTGCGGCCACCACGAGGCCGATGGCGGTCACGATCGCGCCGATGGGGTTCGCGTTCAACGCCATGTTGAACAGGGTCTGCGCGGTGGTCGCGCCCTGCTGCGCCGTCTTGGCGGCCTTGAGCGCGCCGACGAAGGTCTGCACTGCACCCACTGTGTTCTGGATGATGGGCGCGATCTTCCATGCGGCGAACCCGGCGCCGATGCCCACGATGGCGGTGCGGATCACCGGCGCGTTGGCGGACGCCCATTGTGCCAGTCCCTTGAGCGCGTCGAGCATGGACGAGACGACGGTGGCGGCCGTTTTGAACACGGTGCCCACGGTGCTGCCGGCGGCTGCGGCCGTGTCCATCGCGCTTCCGGCGGGCAGGAACCCGGCCACGACGTCGCGGATCGCCGACGCGACGGCCTGCACGGCAGGCGCGATACGGTTCCATACGCCGAGGAACGCTTGGGCGGCGCCCGAGTCGCGCAGGCCCTGCGCCGCTCGGGACAGCCACGCGGCCGCGTCCTGCAGCCGGTTGGACGCCATGCCTACGTATTCGGTGAGCGTGTTGAACATCTCGGCCGCGATCGAACCGGCCGTGGACGCGTCGGACAGGTTCGCGTTGAACGGGTTGAGCGCGCCGAGGATGTCGCCGAACGCTGAGCCGAGCGAGCCGAGCGCGCGGCCGATGTCCGTGAGCATGGTCTTGCCGGTCTCCAGCGCGCCGCCGGCGGTGAACGCCTTGCCGAAATCGGTCATGTACGCCGTCGCACGGCCCGCGTACGTCGAGATCATCTCGGCGGCCGCGCCCATGGCTCCCGTGACCATCGGTTTGATCAGGTCGAACGCGTCCGCGAGGCCGCCGGTGATGGCGGCTTCCAGATTGCCCAGCGCGCCCTCGATGGTCTGCGTGCTCGTGGCGGCCTGCTTGGCCACATCCGTCATGCCCAGGTCCACGAGCGCTTGCGAGAACTCCTCGGCCGAGATCTGCCCTTTGGCCATCGCGTCGCGGAAATCGCCCGTGAACGCGTTGTTCTTGCGCATGGCCTCCTGCAACTTGCCGCTTGCGCCCGGTATCGCGTCCGCGATCTGGTTCCAGTTCTCCGTGGTCAATTTCCCGGCGCCGATGGTCTGCGTCAGCGCCATCGTCACGCTCTTGAAGGTCTCGGCGTTGCCGCCCGCCACCGCGTTGAGATTGCCTGCGGCCTGCGTGATCTGCGTGTAGTTCCTCACACCGTTTGCGGCGAGCTGTGCCATGGTGTTCTGGATGTCGTCGAGCCCGTACACGGTCTCGTCCGCGTACCGCCTCGCATCCTTGGCGGCCTTGTCGATCGCGCTCGAATCGATGCCGGCGAAGCGCATCGTCGATTTGAACTTATCGACCGAATCGCTCATGTTGACCACATCGGACGAGAACGAACTCAACTTGTCCCACAGTTTTTCGACGCCCTTGGCGGCCACGTTGCCCATGAACGAGCCGAATGCGGCCGCGCGTTTCGCGGTCTTTTCGAACGCCTTGATCGCATCCGACGCGTTGCCGGTGATGCGCACGCTCATGATGGCGCTATGACCCACGATTACTCACCTCGCTTCCATTTCCTCGGCCTGGCGGAGCATGATCTCCACGGCCGTGCCGAAGTCGGCCTCCTCGCATTGCCTCCATTGGGCGGGCGTGCCACCGTAGCGGCACGCCAGTATCACGCTCAGCTCGCCTATCGAGCCGGACGGCCAGACGGCTAGGCCTCCGGCACTGCTTTTCCCTCGTCGTCCTCCACGGCGTCCGTGTCGCCGAACTGTTCGACGGTGTTCAGCCACTGTTCGTACGGCATGGCCGTCTCACCACCGGCGCGCAGCGTCGCGTACACGGCGTACAGCGACCCGTTGAGGCCGGCGTTCTCTATGCTCAGGCCCATCTTCGCCAGATGCGCTTCCGCCTTGGCGAGGGCCGCGATGGTCGGCGTCACGTCCTGCCGGCGTCCGTTCGTGTAGATGATGGTCACTTCACCCAGCATTGCCATGATCATTGTCCTTTCACTTGTTTCATGGTCTTGTCCACGAAATCCTTGTATAGGCGCGTCCACTGCGGTTCGGTCGCGGCGACGCCGTAGTTCGCGTATTGCACGCCCTTGATGTGGCGGGCGGGCCACCCGTAGTTGATCACGCCCGCGTACGGCACGCTCTTGCGGCCCGCACGGATCACGCCGGCGCGTTTGGTCGCGCCCGTGCGGATGCTGCCGGCCAATGTGCCGGTACGGCGCGGCACGAGCCGGCGCACGGCGGGTGCCGCGATCTTTGCGGCCTGCGCGTTGACCTCGCGCAGTTCCTCCAGATCGGCGCCCGCCTTGCGCATCGTGGCGACGAACCGTTTGCCGCCCACCACATAGAGCGCGTTCGTCATGCCGTCAGCGTGCTCACGGGCACGAGCTGGAGGTTTGTGATCGGCCAGCTCAGGTCGTTCGAGTTCTTCGCCTTCACGTCACCGCCGAACGGCAGCGGCTGGATGGTCGCGTTGAATGTGAACGCGACCGCGTTCTGTCCGCCCGCGTCCTTGTTGACCGGGATGAACTGCATGGGTACGCTCTTGCCCGCGTTCGCGAACGCCCAATTGTTGATGCCGCCGACGGTGTAGTCGTCCTGCACCGTGCATTCCAGCGTCCATGTGGTGGACGTGTTGATCTCCTGACTGCCGTCCAAGTAATTAATCGGGTCGTCACTGGAGTTCGATGGGGTCAGGCTGACCTTTGTCACGTCCGAGGACAGGTCGATCGCCAGCGTGCTGTCGGTGGACTTGAGCACGCCCGGACCGAGCGTACGCAGCTTCTTCGCGGGGGTCGTGGTGGTTGCCATAGTTACTCCTTATTGATTAGGTCGAGTTCGAGGGGGTTGAGTCTGACCTGATAGGCGGCGAGATTGCCCGCGCCTGCCAGATTGAATGTGATGGGCGCGCATCGTTCGATGTTCAGGCCGGCGGCGGCGAGCAGTTCGATCGCGTCGGTGAGCAGGTCGAGGCTCGCGGCCTGCGTGGTCTGCGTGCCGGCGATCAGGTCGAGCGTCCACGTGATCTCGATGTCGTCCCATGTGGGGTAGGCGACCTCGGGCGGTTCGATCACGATCGCGACCCGGCCGGTGGTCGGCCGCGCCTCGGCCGGGTCGATGCCCACCGACTGCACGATGCCGCCGAGCATGTCGGTCAATGTGGCTGTGAGTGCGTCGCGTTCGGCGGTGATGCGGTTCATGTGATCACCATGCCTCCGGTGAGTATGCCGGCCGCATTCAATTTCGGCCATACGCTGCGTAGCGGGTCGAGCGGGATGCGGTAGGGTTGCACGCCGTCCATTCCGGTGTCCATGACGCCCAGCTGCGCGCTTTTGCGGTTGTACAGGTCGGCCGCGCAGCCCACCACGCAATCGTCATACACGCTTTGCGGTATAGTCGCGCCGCCGAGTGCGCCGTCCACATAGGCGACGGCAGTCGAAATCTTGTCGGCGAGCACGTCGTCCTCGCCGGCCGGAATATTCAACTCGTTGCGCAACGACGCCATGACGTTGTTCAGGACAATGTTCATGGTGATCACTTCGCGGCGAATTTGATGGGCAGCAGCCCGTCCGTGAATGTGTCGCCGATCGCCATGTAGCCATACACCGAATACGCGTCGGTCAGGTTCGTGATATTGCTGTCGGACAGCTGGGTGGGGCCGCCCGACTCCCAGACGGTGACGGCCTGCGGGTCGATGAACGCCGCCGTGTTCGCCGTCGCGCCCGGCAGCACGTAGACGGGGACGCGCAGCAGTTCGCCCACGATGCCGGTCAGGTCGAACGATCCGAGCGTGTTCGCGCCCTTGCCCGAGATGTCCAGAAAACGGTCTCCGGTGTCCTTGAGCGCGATGATGTTCATGGCCACGTCCTGTGAGACGGCGAGCCGTGTCATCTGGGCGTTGCGCTCGTCCATGACCTCGGCGGCGTTGAGGATCAGGGCCGCCCACTGGTCGGGCGTCATGGCTGCCGCAGTGGCGGGCGCGTCGATCTTGTTCGCGTCGCTCGTGGCGTCGCGCTGGGCGGCGATGAGCGAATACAGGTGGTCGCGCACGGCTTGCTCGGTGTTCTTCGCATATGCGTTCTGCATGGCTCGCAGCGCGATGGAGAGCATCGGGGTGGTCGATCGTTCGATGACCTGACGGCTGAGCTGCGTCCATCCGCCGTATGTGGAGATCGCGGCGGTCTTCGTGCCGAAGCCCACCTTGCCGAACGTGAGCGCGTCGCCTTCATTCGCCTGACGTCCGGTGGCGCTCGTATCGGACGTGACCACGTTGTATTCCATGGTCATGCCCGTGTCCGGCAGCGCCTCATGGGACAGGATGTTCATGACCTTGCGGCGCTGTTCGAGCAGACGGAAATCATCGCGAATCCATGTGACGGTGTTGCCGGTGTCCGATGTGGTGATCATGTCACGGCATTCGCGCATGAGGTCCACGGCCTCGTTCTCGCCCTTGGCGAGGGCCCGCAGGTATTCCACGCCGTTGCGGTACTGCGCGCCGAGGGGTGCCGGTGTGGTCGGTGCCGTCATGTCGGCGATGCTGGACTTGAGGTTGCGCAGCTGCGTTTCCACGTCGTCGATGCGCTGCATGGTGTCGTTATTGTCGGTGTTCATTGGGTGTTCCTTTCCAGTGGTTCGCTGTTCGGTGATTTTCGCGGTCTGGTAGGCGGGAATGCCGGTCACGGCCACCTCGTACAGGTCGATCGCGGTGCGGTGCACGATCGTGTATCCCGACTCGTCGGTGACGACGGTGTTCTGCACTGGTTTGAAGCCGATGCTTAGCGAGTCGTACACGCCCTCGCGGATCAGGTTCGCCGCCTCGCGTGCACTGGCCGTGTCGGCGAGCTTGGCGGTGATGTGCAGTCCGTCAGCGCCGCGGCGCATGCCGGTGACACGGCCGATGAGCTCGCCGTGCTCGCGCGAGATTTTCACCGTGTCGCGTGTGCCGAAATCACAGGTGGGGTCGATCTGTTCGCCGTAGCCGTCGAACATCTCGTAGGTCGTGGCGAAGGGCACGGCGAGCCCGCTGATGGTGCGCCCGTCCCCGTCGTCGTTCTCGCGTAGTTCGATGCCGTGCACGTTCAGCGTGCGCGCGGCCATGAGATCAGGCGTCATGAGTGGTGTCCTTCCTATGCGGTGCGTTCAGTTGTTCGGCGCTCAACGGTTGGAGGCCCTCGCGGTCGCGTACCTCGTTGACGGTCAGCCATCCCGCTTCGATCGCGGTGCGGTACGCCGTGTACCGGCTGTTCATGTCCGCTCGCCGGGAGCTGTCCCAGTCGAAATGCACGGTGGAGTGTTCCGGCAGCAGCTGGTTGAGGGCCTCCTCGATCTCGCCCGTGTAGGCGGCCAGCGTGTAGTCCGAGAACTCGATCCAGCTTTGCTCAATATTCGAATACGTGAGATTGGAACCGTCCACGGCCGCGAGCATGATGCTCGCCGGAATGCCGAGCAGCCTCGCGATTTGCGTGGTGTCGAACTTCTGCGTCTCCAAAAACTGGAGGTCGGCGGGCTTGAGTTCGAGCGGCACGTACGACAGGTTCGAGCCGATCACCTTCACGTCCAATGCGTCGCCGGTGGCGCTCCACGCCCTCTTCGCCTCTTTCGCCATGTCGCGGGTCACGGTCTTGTCGGTCTTGAGATAGCCTTTGATGTTGCTCGCGTCGGTATAGAAGCGTGCCTTGTAGTCACGGGCCATGCGCGCGCCCTCGATCTCCTCGCGTGCCGCCGAGATGGGCCCCATGCCGCGCAACCGCCCCGGCACATTTAGGAACTTGAGGTGAATCACGCGGCCGGCCGTGTACGTTGCGCCATTGAACGAATATTCGAGCGCGGGTGCGCTCGGGTCGGTGTTCGTCTGCGTCACCGTCACGAGCTGCGGCGGCAGGATGCGGCAATCCACGATCTCGCCGCCCAGCTGACTCGTCAGGATGAACGCATTGCCGTCGATGACCATGCTCGCCACCAAGTCGGCGATGAAATCACGGCGTGAACGGCGCGTGTCGGGCCGTGCGATGATCGGCGAGCACCGAGACTGCGCGACACCGTTGCGGTACTCGTTCAACGGTAGTCCGGTGATGGCGGTCTGGAGCACCTGAACTCCACGGAACACCGTCGAGAGCGTCAATGGTTCGACCTGCCCGGCACGGGACGCCGGATGCAGCCCCTCGGGCATGTCGGCCGGCAGCTCGCCCTTCGTGACCATGCGGTAGGCGGCCTTCATCCTCTGTGTGAACCTCATGCCATGCATGATGCCCCGTCGCATCATGCATACGCAAAAAACACGTGGTCACAGCTAGTCAGAGGTGCTCACAGGCGGTCACAGCCGGTCAGGGACGCTCATAGGCAGTCAGAATATCTGCAACGTGTCGTCCGGCGCGTGGATCGCGCCCCATGCGGCCATCATGCAGCTCTCCAACGGCGAGGTGAGCCCGTTGGAGCCACGGCGGGTTATGCGCCACGAGTCGCCCGCCCATTTCCTCGCGCAGTTCGCCGCACTCATATCGAGATCGTCGTCATGCGCGTGCAGGATCACGCGTTGCTCCAGACCGCTTACGTACGCCTGCCCCACACCCATGTAGTCCGAGGCGGACAGTTCGACGAACTCGAGTTCCGGCATACATGCCAGACGGTCGTAGAGCACCTGGTTCGGCCCCTTCGAGTCCATGCACACGGGCGCATGGTACGTGGAGGCCAACCGCAGTACCTCGCCGATGGCCTCGCCGGTGCCGGGCAGTATGCGCAGCACCTGCGTGACGGTCACGCCGTCCTCTCCGGTGACGCCCGCGCTGATGGTCGTGTGCGTGGCGTCCACATCCACCGCGACACCGAGCATGACGCGCCGGCCGTCCAATTCGTCGGGTGCGATCTGCTCCGTGGCCGTCGCCTCCCACAACGATGCGTCGATCACACGATCAGTCACGCCCACATCACGCCTATTGCCGTAGGCGCGGGCCCAACCGGCGCGGTTTGCGCCGAACTGGGCGCGGAAATCCACGAGCTGCGCACGGTCCCACAGGATGCCGGCGGCCGGATGCCACCGCATGATCGTGTCCAGATCCTCAACGTCCGCGTCGTCGGGCACGCCGAAATCGAACCAACATGTACGCCGCGCCTGCCCTCCCTCGCGGCATTCGTCCAATCTCGCATTGAAGAACGTCGATTCGGCCGTTCCCTCGGTGCTGGTGATCCACAGTTGCGGACGCACGCCGGTGGCCTGCATACGGGTCGCCGTGGTCGGCAGAAACCCGTCAACGATCGCGTTGCCCGTCTCCATGCTCAGCGAGAACGCCTCGTCCATGGTGATCATGTCGCCCTGCACGCCATGGCCCGACACCTTCGTGACGCTCATGGGCATGATGACCGAATCGTTGAAGAACGGTTGGCGCAGCGAACCGGCACCGAGATACGGCCTGCCGAGTATCGCGCTCAACGCCGAGTCGCCCACGCGCGCCAGATACTTCTTGAAATGCTCGCCGGCGTCCTTGCCGGTCTGCGCCAGATAGTACACGTACCGGTTCGGCCCCCACAGCACGTTGCGTGTGTCCTTCGCGTCCACGAGCGTGGACTTGCCGCACTGGCGAGGCGTGGACAATATCACCGTGTCGTAAAAGTACGTGCCCGTATCCGGATCGATCTCACCGGCCACGTCCGCCACATACCGCTGCCACGGCAGCAGAGGCGTACCCAGCATCTTCGCCACGGCCGCCACCGTCGCCCCGTCGCTCGCGCGTAATGCGTCGCGCGCCGTGCCGCCTCGCATCCTCACGCCGACGCCGCCTTGAGCAGGTTCGCCAGATCGTCCGAGAGCTCCTGCGTCTCCGGATACAGCTCGCGCAGCGACTGCATCGTGGAATTGTACGAGTCCATGAGCGTCGAGATGTTCTTCGGCGTCACGCTCGCGTTGTAGCGGTCGATGTTGTAGGCGATGCAGATCAACGAGTTCGCATAGTCGCGGGCCTGCGGCGTCTCCCGATGCTCGGCGAAGAACGATTCGATGAATTGGCGCGTGCTTTTTTCCTTGAACCGTGAGTATTCCCTGATCTCCTCGAACCCTTCGAAAACCAGCTGCTCCACTGGCCTCACCTCCGTTTCATGACTTTTTTATTTTTGGTGGAGAGAAAGAAAAACTGGGCGCGGGGTCTACCGGCCGCCGCGTCGCTTAAAAAACGAACGTCGCCGTCTAGCATGACGGCGGTGAGAAGTCAATCGGCCGAATGGTCGCCGCGGATACTATCGTCTCACCATTCAAGACGCTTGGGCGAAGCGGTGGCCTCGCGCAGCCCAAGCCCGACGAGGCGCGCCCGGCGCGCGCGAAGCCTCGCGTCCACGACCTGCTGCGTCAGTCGCAGCGCGTACCACTCGCGTGCCGCCCGCCGCTCACGCTCGGTCTGCACGTGCTCGAACACATACCCGGCGCCCGGGTCAACCACATGCACGTCATAGTCGAGCGCAATCCACTCGTCGAGCATACGCGGATGCCTGCGACTGACAGGCAACGAGCGCACAAGCCACACGTCAACGGGGTCGCGCGCCGTCGCCAGCCGCCGGTATGCGGCATCCCACGCCACGGCGGCAGCCGAACGCACCGCCTCGCACGGCGACGGATACAGGCCCGTCGGGCACAACGCCGCCATGATGTCCGCATGGTTGACGACGATGGCGCCACGCTGCACGGCATCCTCGGCCTCCCCCATGAGATCGGCGCACGGCGGGCCGATCACCGCGTGCAGCGTCGCCCCATAGCCCGACAACACACGGTCCTGCCTGCTCGCGTTGCAGTGCTTGCACGCGCGGCGCAGATTCGCCACACTGTCACGCCCGCCATGCGAGTACGGCACAATATGGTCGTCCTCCTCACCGTGCCCCGTGCACCCCGGCATGTTCAGCCAACACTCATCGCCGAACCGGTCGATGACCTGCGCACGAACCAACGGGTCAACAGTCTGCCTACGCATCACGCCTCCATGCTCTCACGCTTGAACCTCTCAAGCTCCCACACCTCATAGCGCACAATGCGTGACGGCTCGTACACGATCGCCTGCGGGCCACGGCCCGCCGCGCGCCACCTATGCAACGTGCTCACGCTCACACCCAAATACCTCGCCGCATCCGCCGTGCCCAACGGCGGCACATACCGTGCCACACTCACACCCCCGCGTACGCGTGCAGCGCTTCCACCGTGGCCGCCACATCGAACACGATGCCACCGTCCTCATTACGGCTCGGCAGCGCGGCGTCCTTGCGCAGCTTCAGCAGCGCGTTCATACCACCACGCCCGCGATCATAGCCGCTCACGATCTTATCGAGCCGCAGCACGGCAATCAGGTCGGCCGCCTTGATGCTCTGCACAGTCAACCAGTCCCGTTCGAACCGATCCAGATTCCACGCCACCTGATTGCGCAAGTCCTTCTCCGTGATCTTGCACTTGCCGCGCGATGCCGATTGCCTACGCGGCCTGCGGTTGAACGATGGAATGTAATCAACTGCGTAACCCATTGTGCTCTCCCTTGCGTTTGTGGATATGTGGATTAATGATGTGGATAATGTGTCTCAGGTGGTGGGGGTTTAGAGCGGTGAGCCTCTACGAGTCGAGCGAAGAGCATAGAAGCTCTTACTCAAACTCAGAGGCTCACACAACGAACAGCTCAGTACGGAGCCGGGCCCGTCGCATTGTATGAGAGGGCCGAAGCCCTGCGGTTGGTTTCCAGACACACGCCCGCCCGCAGACGGAAAAACAGCTGCCACGCCCTTACCTGCGCGCATATCTGGATGCAGTACAACCCGCATGACGCTCACCAACGCCGTTGTAACCACGCCACCACATGACGCGTGTTTGTAACGCGCTGGGCAAGGCGCGGCCGGATCATCTCACACAAGCCCGGCGCGGGCAGCCGACGGGAACCCGCGCCACAGGGCATGAAATTATGCAATCAACGGCCGTTGCTTGCATCGCCACGCCCACGAACACGCCGGGCATACGCCCTGGCATCATTCGCCGACGCGACGAGCGCCCGCAACAGTGAATCATTCAGAATGGCGCGCGACTGACAATCACCCGACTCCACACACAACCGGTAGAATCCCGGATAACCCTCAATCGGCTCCACCCACGCCCGCGTCTCACTCACGGCGCACCACTTCCATATCAGCGACGAGCGGCACGTCCTCGAACTCCGCACGCGGCCGCACCGCGACCACAAGCTGATAGCCGTCCCACTGCGGGGTCCGACCATCGGCCAACACCGCATAACGGCCCGCACCGTCATGCGCCGGCACCGTGTACGTCGAAAACCTGCCGCTCTTGTACTTCACGCTGCCGGTTTTCGACGTGTACACGAACATGCACAGGTCGCCCGGCTGCAAATCGGCATTCGATTCGAGAATTTCGTATTTCACAGCGACTTCCCTACGGCGTAACCAAACTCGTATGCGGTCGCGGTGTGCTGCTGTCCGTAATCGTCGATGAAGCGATACGCCATTACGAATGCCTCCCACTGAGGATCTGTGACATACGCATATTCATCGCCGACTGACAGCGCCACATGGCCGTAATGGTCTTCCGGCCCCAACAACTTAATTTCCCGGTTCTGTACAAGGCAGTCAATGACTGCGTGCTCCGCAACGCGCTGCGCGCCGGCCAGCACCGGCAAACAGAGCCGTGGCTTCATATCAGACGGATGCGCGTACACGGCCACGTCGCCCTCAAGCAGATCGGACTCGTCCTTGATGATTCGATACCTCATTTCACAGCCTCCTCGCTGTCGCGCCCCAATAGGTAGTCCACGCTTACGCCGAAGTGGTTAGCGATATTGAATAGATCCTTGGTTGTGAACTGACGACGTCCGGCTTTCTTGTTTGATGCGGCCGAAGGGGTCACGCCGATGATTTCGCTTAGCTGGTTCACTGAGACGTTGTGGCTGTCGCACAGCTTCTGCACCCTATAGGTCAAATCTTTGTGTAAAACCGATAATCTTTCGTTCACACTGAAAGAATCTCAGAGTCACAAAACTTTGTCAAATGCGACACGCCCATGTGTCTAACTGCGTAAATCTGTGGGATACTGACATTGTAGCTTTCAAACAGAAAGGTTTAGAGATGACAGAGGTACTAGAGCCGAAGGTGCAGGTCGATGAATCTGTCGTGGCTCAATTTGCCGCAGAGGCGAATAAGTTTACAGATGCAGTTAAAGAGATGACCGCGCCTATGGAAAGCTTCGTAGAGATGATGCAAAAGATTACGCGGTACGCTGACTCGATCTATAAGAGCGTTCCAGCTGTCTCTTTTCCGGCAATCGGTGGCGTGATGCAAGAGCATGACGTGTGCACCGTGAAACCGTCGGAAGATGGGTCTGTAAGAGTCTCGGGCAGCGGCGGACCATATATTGAGTACAACCTGCAATCAACGATCACTGACAATATCCGTAAACTGATGAAGCAGCGCGGTGCCAAGCATGCAGATTTGGCTAAGGCGTTAGGCGTTAGCACTTCTACTGTCTCGCAGAAATTGACAGACCGAATTTCATGGACGCTAACTGATATGAAAAGAGCCGCCAAATACTTTAATGTGTATCCAGCGGCTCTATTGGTAGCGGGGCAAGGATTTGAACCTTGGACCTCTGGGTTATGA